CCAGGCGAAATACAAGCGCCACACCAACTTCGCGATGGAGAACATCGAGCAGACCGTCAACGGTACTGCCGCCAACTCCGGCCGCGTGTCCGTCACCGTTGCCCGTAACGGTGATCTCGTCGGTGACATGTACCTCGAGCTCAAGTCTAGCGCCGCGAATGACGCGAGCGCGTGCTGGGTTGCCGAGCGTGCCGTCAACAACGTTGAGCTGTCCATCGGTGGCCAGCGCATCGACAAGCACTACCAGAAGTGGTGGCGTCTGTACTCCGAGCTTTACCTCGACGAGGCCAAGAAGGCTAACTGGGGTAAGATGACCACTGCCGCCACCGGCAAGACTGTCTACCTCCCCCTCGTCTTCTTCTTCAACCGCAACCCCGGTCTCTACCTTCCCCTCATCGCCCTCCAGTACCACGAGGTGCGCGTCGACATCGACCTCGCTTCGGACATGGAGACTTACCTTGACAAGGGTACCTTCAAGGTCTGGGCCAACTACATCTACCTCGACACCGAGGAGCGTCGCCGCTACGCCCAGAAGGGTCACGAGTACCTGATCGAGCAGGTCCAGCACACCGGTACCGACACCGTCGATTCTGCCAAGGTCAAGCAGGTGCGTCTGTCCTACAACCACCCCGTCAAGGAGCTCGTGTGGTGCTTCTCCAACACCACCGCGACTTCGTCCCTGTGGAACTTCACCACTGACACCAACAACATCGCCGTCGCGTCCAACGTGACCGCCATCTCCGAGTCCAACTGCTACGTGCCCACCTCCCTGTCTGGTGCGCCCCTGCTTTCCGTTGGCGCGGCCGGTTCCACCGTCGACTTCACCGAGGAGGCCGTCGGTCCCCTCAAGAAGTTCAAGCTCATCCTTAACGGTCAGGACCGCTTCAAGGAGCAGGAGGGCAAGTACTTCAACCAGGTGCAGTCCTTCAACCACCACACTGGTTCCCCCTACGCCGGTGTGTACTCGTACTCCTTCGCGCTCAAGCCCGAGGAGCACCAGCCCACTGGTACCTGCAACTTCTCGCGCATCGACAACGCCCAGGTGTCCGTCGAGGCCAACACTCTCAACAACGCGACTTCCATGCACATGTTCGCGACCAACTACAACGTCCTCCGCATCCAATCGGGTATGGGTGGCCTCGCTTTCTCCAACTAAGCATCCTGTCTTAGTTTTTTGAGAAATAGTATAAAAAATTACCTTTTAAAATGTGTAACAGACATTCTAAAACGTAAAATGTTTAGAAAACTCATAGAAACCCTGACCAAAAGTGATAAACCCAAATTGGGTCGTTGGTCTCTTAAGACGTGTAGTGAAGTTTCAACATCCATTAACTCTATCTACCAGAACAGAGATCATTGTGGGGATACGATATGTAAAACACCTAAGAAGGCTGCAGAGTATAAGGATAAACCACAATAAGAAAGTTGTCTCGGAAACCCGGGAGCCGGTGGACGGGGTATCGCTCAAATAATTATTACGAACAACACTTGTTACCAACCTTCTTCATGTAATTGTCCCAGTGTGCCTGGGGACCCGAAAACCTAGACCGGTTACCTTTACAAATTGCTTCTGCATCAGTCGCGGATGCGATATGTGGAGAGTTTCCCAATTGTTGAAATTTTGCCGGTGAACAATTGCCGCATATAGTTTCACAAAGTGAACCTCTAGGAGCTTCTTTTAGGGTATGCCCCGTTCCTTTTGTTGCAAGATTGAAAACATCTGCTGCACCTCCAACTGGGTTAGTTATTCCACTCATGAAACCACCCATAAATCCACCACTACCCGAACCACCGAGTAACCCCTTTAATATTGGAACAGCAAAAGATGATGAACAACAAAGAGCTGCGAGTACAATAAACTCTTTCATGTTTTATAATAAACTTAGAAAAATAAATCATAAAAGAATCATGTATGAGATTTACACTGATGGAAGTTGTCTCGGAAATCCTGGACGTGGTGGCTGGGGTGTGGTTAGTGATGAATTTAAACTCTCTGGTAAACAGTCTGATACCACCAATAATGCAATGGAAATGACGGCTATTCTCAAAGCCCTCGAAGAATGTGTGAAGAGGGATATCCAGGAAGTGTGTATATTTACGGATAGTCAATATGTGAAAAATGGTATCACTTCATGGATTATAAAATGGAAAAAGAACAACTGGGTAACTAGAACAGAACAACCTGTAAAAAATAAAGAGTTGTGGATTGCTATTGATGAAGCCCGTAACAAATTAAAAGTTGTCGAATGGAAATGGGTGAAGGCGCATAATGGAGACCCTAAAAATGAAGAAGTTGATACATTAGCTTATGAGGTTGCAGGTGGAACCCTTAAAACGAAGAAACAAAAGTTATACGCAGTTGTCAAAGGATGTACTCCAGGTATTTACACCACTTGGGATGAGGCTAAGACACAGGTGGATGGATATCCGGGTGCGGTATATAAATCATTCAAAACTGAAGAAGAAGCAAAGAAGTGGATGACCCGAATATACCTAAATGTTCCTTTTGAAGAAAAAGATCGTGTTAAATCATTGGGTGCAAAATGGGATGCGGAAAAAAAGAAATGGTGGATAGGAAAAATGGTACCAGAACTTGAAAATTATCTTGGTTAGTTCTAATGGGTGAAGTGGATGTGCCCCATGAGCATTTTTGGTGTGAGAAGCAGGAGAAGTTACTGGTAAGATGGGCAGAAAAGGCTGCGGGGTACAGATGGCTTCATAATCACGCTCGTCTTTATTTCAAAAAGCAACACGACTACCTGTCATATCCAAGTATAATCATCGCGAGTATCACAGGTGTAGGTGGTTTCGCCGTTCTCAATCCTAGTGGAAACGAGGATGTAAGTTCTGACGTGAAATCGAGGATCATGGTGATTCAGTACTTTTTTGCTTTCCTAAATGTTTTGGGTGGAATCCTCACGTCGATAAGTAAGTTCAGTCAAAGTGCGAACTTAGCAGAGGCACACTCTGCGATGTGTGTTCAGTATTCCAAGTTTTACCGTAACATTGATATGGAGTTATCCCTCGATGTTCAACACAGAGAAGATGTGGTCGACTTTGTACAAAAGGCTCGACAAGAATATGATCGTCTTCTCGACGATGCACCAGATATACCAGCAATATCTATCCAAGCTTTCAATATAGAGTTTCCAGACAGGGAAAACAAACCAGATGTTTGCAACGGTCTCAGCATCATCATGAGTGACGATGCTGCGTCGACTATATCTTCCACAGCAAACCCTGTGTCCAGGTGGATGAAGAGTGTGAGGAAACTAAACATAAAGAGGCGAAGTGAAGACATTCCTCGACAAAATTCTGTTGAGGTATAGTAAAGTATAATGGGTCTTTCACCCTTCAACAATTTCTTGTTCCTGGCCACTATCACTCTCGCGTACGGCTTCCTCTATAGCCGAATGGATCCTAAGGAGTTTGGATTCGAAAGCCCTGTTGATCCTTACTACTTCGCGTTCACCACTATGAGTACTGTGGGTTATGGTGATTTCGGTCCCAAGACGGACCGCGCCAAGATGCTCGTGATGTCCCAGCAGGGTATCCTCATCGGTGAACTCATCGCCATCCTCGGTTCGTTCGTTTCCAACAAGCGTGGTAAGCTCGCTTAAATATTCAACTTGAAAATTGTGTCAGCCTATTCTAAATGATAGTTGTGATCCTATTGTTTACAGTATGGTTTTTAGCGTATGCTAATAAATGTTCGTGTAAAAAGAAAACCGAAGGATGTTATAGAACGGAATTTTACGGGTTTCAATATGGTCACTTGAACTTGTTCATCTTATTGGGTGCGTTGTATCCCAAACAGTTCTGGTTCTGGATTACCCTAGGTGCTCTTTGGGAAGTGTTTGAGTATTGGCTTTCGATGCGACCCAAACTTGTGCAGGAGTTTGGTGGATGTCTTTCAGAGTCTGATGAAGAAACACCTCTTTGGTATCGTCGTGTATACGCGAATAAACCCAAACACGAAAACTTTATTGATCGATTCTTTGGGATACAGAATTCGCAAAAACACACGTGGCACTACTCCATAGGTGAAAATCTAACAAATGTTATCGGATTTATGATCGGAAAGTATATAAAAGAGAAGTTACTAAGATAATCAAATGAACGTGGGAATCCTTACCGCCGGTGGTGTGTGTCCAGGTGTCAACAACATTATCCATACACTCACTCGCCTCGAAAATTCTAGGGACAATAGGGTTATCGGGTTCAATGAAGGTTTTCGAGGACTCAACAATAATATTCGAACAGAACTGTCGCGTAAAAAGATTGAAGAAGGTGCTGGTTCCATTCTCCGTGTGTCTTGTGAACCCGTAAAATTGGATCAAGTCATAGATACAGTGAATGAGCTC